GACGAAGGATTTCACGCTCAATGTACCATATAGCCTTTTTCAAGTCAGTAATTTCTGATGCTGGCTCTTTTATCCCTGAACGCCACAGGTACTTCATCGCATTCCCAAGACAAAAGTTCATGTGTTCTGTAACCTGTATGGCCTCAATTCCGCTGGGGTGTGATCGATAGTGCTTGGGGTGATTTACGATGTCGTCCATGTGTATTTATGAATTCGATGAGGATAGATTGTTGCGGCGCAGGATGAACACCTTGCGCGCTCTGGAGACGCTGCCTGACTCTCCGTTAGCACCCACTGGAGCCTTGGGAGCGGCATGGGTGCGAGGAGCCGTCAATCGGCTCGCTGCGTCCGATGCTGTGGACGAACGAGCCTTATTGTTGGCCTTGCCTTTCATTACTAGGCGGCAGGAGTCTCAGTGGTCTCAGCGGCCTCGGTAGCATCCTTGGCGACAGCCATGCGCTCCAGCAGCCCAAGAGCGATGGTTCCGCGAACAGCCAATTGCTGGATGCCAGCGATCAGGTCAACGATGATCTCATGCTCGGTGACGCTCTCAATGTCGATGCTGGCAATAAGCTCCTGAATGTTCTTTGGCTCAGGCTTTGCGGTTGGTGAGGCAGCAGGGGTCTCGGAAGCATCCGATGCAGGCTGTGGGGCTTGCTCGGCGTCCGAAGACGCCAACACTGGCAAAGGGATGATGTTGGTAGGAGCCTCTGGAGCCGATCCTGTTGCGCCAGCGGCGGCAATAACTTCAGGGGCGACAGTCGATGTTTCGGTGTTATCTTCGGACATGGTGTTTGTTTTTTGGTTAGGCCAGCTTGCGCTTTGGCATTTTCTTGATTTTGGGGAGAATGACGTTTTTATCTTTGGGCATCTTTGGTGACGACGCCTTTGCGCTATCAAGTCCAACCCTGATCTCAGGAGTGGCGAACTTGATCGATGAGGTCGATGATTTAGGCTCCTCTGCGCTCGCGTTTAAGGCCGCAGGTTTAGCAGGAGCTTTGGGACTATTGACATGAAGAGGATTTTTGGGGTTGTGATGCCACATATTATTTACGATTATACAGCCGTTCATGCAGCATGGCATCAGCAAAAGCAAATGCGCTCTCAGCCGCTACGTCTGGCTCTGCCGCTGACTTATCGTTAGCCAGTCCGATCAAAGCAACGCCTGCGAAGAAGTCTCGGATGCTCATGCCGCTGTTTGGGCGTACTGGAGGATTGGTGTTATCTCCTGCGTAGGCTTGCACAGGGAAAGCTGGGTGGTTGACTGGTTCTTTAGACATAAATTATTTCGATTGCTAGGCGGCATTATTACCGCAGGTCGCAATTTACTAATTAACAGTCCGCTCTTGTCAAGCCTATCCAATAATATCCACACGAAATTAATGCATGGAGACTCTCCGTAATAGTTTGTTTTCATTTATTCCTCGGTGGAGGTTGCGTTGATCTTTTCCTGCTCGGCAACCTGATCGTCTCGCACATCAAGGATGATGCGCTTTAGCTCTAGTGCCGTCTCCGATTCCTTTCCGAAGAAAGTGCGGTAGTGGCAATAGCGATGGTAAATAAACGCGAGCATTTCCTCTCGCATATCGTCTCTTCCTGCATTGTATGGGTTTGTATCCATATGGTTGGGTTAGGTCGCTTGGGTACGGTAGTCAAGGCTTATTTTCTTGCTATGAATGCATTGCGTTCAAATGAGCAAAGAACGCAGGTTCTTTTTTGGGGGCAGATTCGTGACGTTTCTGGCCGATGATGGCCTGATGCAGGATCTCGCGTGCGCGTGGTACGCTGATGCGGATCTCGTCGAGGCCGTGGCGTTCAGCGAGCTTTACTTGGCAGGCTAGGAGGGCTTCCAGCGAGGATAGTTCGTGCTTGGTCATTTTTGGGAGTGGTGGAGGTGTAGGATGATGAATGAGATGATCAGGGCGAGGCAGATGTCGGTTATGTAGTGCGTCATTTGAGCGTTAGGTTGATTAGGTCGGCTATCTCCTTGGTCTTTCCAAGGCTGTTGCGGCGCAGGACGGCCTGCATATCGTGTCGCATCAACGCAAGCGCGCTGCGTAGCTCGGAGTTCTCTTGGCGGATCTCGTCGCAGGTCATTTCGATCTGCGCGAATGCGTGGTGTTCGGTGTATGTCATGTGTGTGTGGGTTGGGGTTAGAGGGGGTTGTGGGAAGAGCGGATCTCGCGCAAGGCGACTATGCTGTCGTGAATCTCGCTGTTGATGAACTTGAAGTAAGAGCCTTGGCTCCTGTACTGCTGACGTTTCTTCCAGAGGTCGCAAATCTGCGAGCGGAGGGAGATGCAAACGGTGATGTAGGTGATGGATGACATATGTATGTGTGTGTTTGGGTTGTGTGTGGCTGACAATTAAGAATCTAGGCTCGTCGCTTGGGTTTTGCAACAGCAAAATGGAAAAAAGTGAAAATAATTTTATGGCCTCTGGAGCCGCTTATTTACTGGATTCAGCCTTCCGCATCTTTTCCAGAACCTTGGCGCAGACCTCGCCCAGATGCAAAATTGTGGCCTCGTCGATCTGCGGCATGACGGCATGGGCGACCTCATGAATCACGCACTCATCCAGCGATCTGGTGCGACCATTGTGGGCGGCGCGGATGAATACCGTGTGCCTGTCGTAATTGCACAGGCCGTCGTTATTCGCGCCAGACACGCCGAAGCCGATCTTCCATCGCTTGCCGTTGATTAACGCGCTACAGACCCTTTTAAAGCTCATGGCGCGGCATCCTCCATCTCTGCTAGGTTCCACAACCAGCCAGCCTCGGTGCAGTACATCTCGCCCACAAACCTGCCCTCCCTGTACGAAGCCATTGAAACATTGTGGCGGTGGAGGCGCGGAATGTCCTCCATCAGGAATTGCAGGAAATCAGCCAGCGTCCCAATCTCTGGAACGCACTCAGGCGGATCAGTGTCTTGGTCGAGGATGATAAGCATGGAAGCCATCCTAGCGGATCATCTGGTCTTGATCAATGATGTCAGTTCGTGCGTCAGGTTGCCTGCCTCCTGACGCTTGGTGACGCCGTTGTAGGCCACCTCAATGCGTTCAAAGCTGCGCTCCCCAGCAGGCTCCCAGAGGCGTCCGATATACCTTGGAGGATACTGGTGGTCTCTGAGGTCTTGGTTAACCATTTTAGGCACTTCTGGCAACGGCGCGTGAGCGCGCAGGAGGGATGCAGCGTATGGCGTTATCTTTATCGGCGGTGTGGCAGGCCGTGGCTGTGGTTCCAACTTCGCAAAGATTCGTTCGCGGTAGGTCATGGCGGTTAGAATGATGGCTGGACGAATACGAATCGCACTGCGTTGCCGCACCACCAGATGATGTACTCCTCGTTGGGTCGGACGACTTCGACTGGGAAGAAATCTTCATGGTTTAAATCGCAACCGCACTCCTGATCGGTTTCTGTCCAATCGATGGTGACGGCATCCTCACCGCCCTTGGTCTTCCAGAATGAGGTTCTGGCGTAGTGCCGCAGGCCGTCCTCACCGAGGATACGGATCTCGCGGTCAGATCGGTTGATGAGCTTCCAAATTTCCTTGGGAGTAAGTTCTAGGATTTCGTTTGTGGTGGTCATGTGTGTGTGTGTGTGGTTATGGGTTATTCCTCATCATACCCCACAAGTCCAAAACTAAATTCAGAAGAAGCGTATTTAAAAGCATCTTTCCACTCTTGCGAGCTTGGCTTTTTGAATCCAAAGGCAGGGGGTCGAATGAGGCATATGGAGGGGGTGCGAGAACTTTCAAATGCCATGCCTTCAGGAGCCACCATATCGACCTTTCCGTTGTCGCCCTCGTACAACTCGCAGTTGTGCTTGTCGAGTAGTGCCAGCAGTTTCTTTTTCATGTGTGTGTGTGTGGTTTGATGATTACTTGCAGCAGTTACAATCGCATGGAATTACAGCGGTCTTCGCTTCGGCGCGGAGTTCTTTCATCGTATCAAATCCGCGAGTGTGGCAACCAAGATCATAGAGGAATTGAAACCCTGATGGCAGGTTAAGAATAAAACCATCTGGATCAGGATCAATGTCTTGCTGGCGGAGTTTGTATTTTTTCATGTGTGTTTGGTGTGTGGGTTGTTTGACTGTCTGGAGATACAATAACCCAACCGCAGAAAAATGCAACAGCTATTTTATCGGCATAAATACTGGCTCTACGGCCAACTGCGTCGTTAGAAAGAACGCGCCAACCACATTTTCTTCGCCATCTCGACATCAATCGTGAGCCGCCCCAAACGCGCATTCACGGCGTTATGGAGGTTCACACTCCATGCAAAAAAGTCGTTCCAGTCAGGCGGATTCCGCTTGATGAAATCCTTCAGGTGCTGCTCGCATGGACATCCCTCAAACGGCAGTGCCTTGATCCACTCGGTCAGCCAAAAATCGTGGCAGACATTCTCTCCGCTGACACGAAGCGCGAACAGGTGCAACTCAGTCCAGTACCGCGAGCCTTCCTTGACGATGCGAGCCACAGGCTTTCCGCTGTCGAGGTGACGATCAACTTCGTTCGCGGCGTTGATTACCCAGCGATCATGATTTGACCAGTCAAGTTTGAGTGCGTCCGCAACAATGCGCTCGACCTGCAAGGCGATGTTGTGCTGGTGAATATACGGAGATCCTTTTTCTTCGGCAGGTTCCTCGCTGTCTGGGTGATCAAGATCCCACTTCAAGACCTCCGCCTCGGTGATATGCGCGGCGCGGCATAGCCATGCCTCGACCATTTCATGCAGGGCGACTAGGAAGCTGCTGTTGCGGCTTCCGTATTCAGGCACTGATACCTGCAATGAGCCGTCGCTGTTCCACCACCAGTCGCCACAAGTGCTGTAGCGAATCACGGCAGGATCTACCGCCTTGATGTCGATTCTCATTTGTACGGTGGAACGTCCTCGTCGCGTTCTGGAGGATCGTCTGGTGGCCTAATCGGCTTTGGTGAGTTCATGGGGAAGTTTGTTGCGTTTCCTGCAATTTATTGACGCAGGTATGACTTGCATATTTGTATGCACATGAATTCCGCCGCGAGATATGGGAATGATGTGGTCTACATGGTGTTTAATACCAATACATTTAGTAAGTCGCTGGCTATAATCATAAATTGAATCAATAATTTTTTGCTGATCACGATGCAACATGATGCAAGCGTTCATTTCTCTTGCTCTTCGTCTTCCTGCAAACTCTACCGCTTTATCAGGATTTCTTTTAATCCATTTATTTGAAATTGCGTTGTATTTTGACCTGTTATTTTCTACCCATCTCCTATTGCATTTTTTTACTTTTTCGGAATTTAATTTTCTATAGATTCTACCAGCAGCAATATCGTGGTTTATGCTTTTTTGGTATGACGCTGGGCTTCTCCAGTTTTCTTGGTACTTTTCGTTCTTGAATCTGTAGGAATAAAATACCATTCCATCACATTTTCTCACATCCCCATTCAGGTGCTTTCTAATAAACCCATTTTTCATGGGTTCTCCGCGAGTTGCGCCTCTGGTTATGCCTTTTGAAGGGATGTAATCAAGTTCATTAATGTCCATTACTCGGTATCAAACATATTAACGCCAAGCTCTTCAAGTTTTTCGCACTCTTCCTTGATGGAATCGATGGCAGACATCTTGGCCTCAAGGTAGTAGCCAGTAACCTGCTCTGCGTTGGCT